AAAAAAACAATATATTTAATTTTTTGATATAATATAATAAAATATAAAAAAATTAAATATATAATTATTATAAATAAGAAATGAATAAACAGAAACTAAAAATAATAATAAATAACAGATATGAATAATAAAAGATATACAAAAATTATATATAGGATTATTGTATTTAGTTTTTGTTTTTTTATCTAATTTTGAAACATTATTACAATCATTTTCATTTTCACCATACATATAATTCCAAAGAATATATTATAAGTAATTGAATGAATTGTTATTATTATATATATATTATTATATGGAAAAGGTATTTGCTATTTTAATAATTTTATTTGTTATGTTTTCACTTTATTATTGGAAAGTAAAAGAAACCTTTACAAATAATAATAATGTAAATTTGCCTTTTGATACAACTATTAGTTGTCTTAATAAATGTTCACCTGGAAATAATAGTTGTTATATAACAGGAGAACAATGTATTAAAGATAGTGATTGTTATGGGTGTAAAACAGTAAATCAAACTCCTATAAAAGATAATACAGAAAAATTAATGGATAATGTAATGCCAAATTATTCAACATTGACACCAGATATTGGGACTAAAGCTGGAATATATAATTATTCTCAAATAAATAAACCTCCTCCGCAATATAATAAAGGAATAAATACATGGAGAACTTTATTTGATGAAGAAAAATTATTATATGATAAAAAATATAATCCTTCTATTATAATAGATGGAATGAGCCCATCTTATGAAGAAATTCCTACTTTATCTGGAGAATTTTCAGTAATTGGACCAAAACCATCAAATTATTAGTTAATACATATACTAAAATATAATTTAGTATTATAAGTATGAATACTTATTTTGAAAAACTAATAAATCCTTTTCTTATTGATATTGAAGATAAAGATGATTATACATATGATGATTATGCAAATATTCAAAATAAATTAAAAGAAAAAGATATTGATAGTTTTTTAAAAAATATATATTCTCAAGATATGATTACTACATTTGAAGAGATGAAAAGAAGAATAACAAAAGGAATAACATTAGATATAATTGATAAAACTAATAATATTCTTATACCAACAATACAAATATATAAAGTTGGAAATGGGGGAGATAATTGTTTCGTATGTTATACTTCTCTCTTTAATGACCGTTTTGATAAATCCCAAAATATAATAGATTCATTTAAAAAAAGTAATTTTGATGGATATTTTTTATTATTAAATGGAGGATTTCCTAACCCTACAGGAAAAGAAATGAAATATTGTGGTGTTCCTTATTCTTTTAAAATTTTTATGATGTTGGAAGCTAAAAAGTTAGGATTTGAAAAAATAATATGGATAGATGCTGCATGTTATTGTGTAAATAATCCTAAAAGATTATTTGATTTATTACTTGAAGATGATATAATTTTTAGAGATTTTCCGCCAGATTTTTTTCCCCAAATACCATTAATAATATAGTATTTCCAAAAACAATAGAGTTATTAAATAATATTAATGGAAGAGATATTAGAAATGATCATACAATTAATACAATTGTTTTTGGATTAAATTTTGGTTCAGAAAAAATTAACAATTTTATAAATGAATATTATAAAATGGTAGAATTAGGATTACCATTTTTAAGTAGTTTCCCAGAAGAAATTGTATTTACAACTATATTTAATAGACCAGAATATAAATATGTAATTAAAAAAAGAAACGAAAGAAATGCATTATATATAAATGAAACATATTTAAATGAAAAATCTGCAAAAGAGTATGGTTATTTTTTTCTTCAAAGAAAATACTAATGGAAGAATAAATTGACAAATTATAATTTTTCAAGAATTAAATGCAAAAATCATAACATTTTAATTATAATGTTTTACTAAAAAATATATTATCCAATATAACAAACAATTATTATTTTTCCAAGAACAATAATTTAAGTAGCATATAATAGACCACAGTTACCGCCAATAAAGTTAACAACATTATATCTCTCTTCGTATAAAATTAAATTATAATTATAATCATAAATTCTCCATGTAGGTTTATTAATTCCGATGACATTACCTGTTTGTTGATCACAAATAACTAAACTTTGTGCATTTGGATCAATTGGAGGAGTAATAGTAACTGTTTCTAATTCAATATTATTAAATCTACTCATATTCATAGCTCCACTTGGTTGTAATTCTAGATTAGATGAATTTAAACAGAAATTATATAGATAAACTCCATTGATTCCAGAACCAGATGCTCTTGTATATTTTTCAATATAATTATAAACTCCAGCAGGTTGTATATTCTCTCTATAAATGCCATCTAATAATATTCCCATTGTAATTAATATATTTTTTGTATTTTCAAAGTTAGCATTTCCAGTAATCATCCATCCAGTTAAAAATCCGTTAGTATTTACTCCTGGTCCAATTTCTACATTATTTTCAGAACGAGTTACTGTCCAAGTTCCATTACTTGGAGCTTGAATAAGATCATTTGGTAAATAAGAATAAGGCCAATTTGTATAATTACTCCATTCATTTCTTAAATTAACATCACTTCTTTGAAAGTAAAACATCCAATCAGTAATCATTCCAATAGAGTCTAAAGTAATGCGATTTGAACCAGTTACATTATAAAATATTTGTTCTCTCACTTGTTTGAATAAATATTTTTGTTCTTGTAAAGCAAATATTCTAGACTCTTCATTAGAGAGAAATCCATATGTACAAATTAAATGAATATCAGCATTCCATAATGTTCTTGTATCAACATAAGAAGAAACACCTAATTCAACATCAGGTGGTGTTTGGAGAAAACGATAAAATTGCATGTAATATAAATTAAAGTTAGGAGAGATATATGGGAAATTATTAGGAAAATCATATACATCTCTAATTTGCATTAATTCATAAATAGGTCGTATAGTTACATTAATGTGTAATTCATTATATTGTAAAGAAATGAGAGGAAATGCCATTTGACTTTTAATATTAAACCAACTATTTAAAGGAATATATAATATTCTTCCTCTAATACTAGGTTCAGCTCCAGAATTTTCAGTAGTATAATAAGAATTTGGATAAGAGTTAACCCGAGTTCCAGAATTAGCAGGATTATATAATTCAGGAACATGTCCAATCATTTGATAAAATAATTCTTTTTTCTCTCCTGAGAAATCTCTTAACACAGAATTTAATAAATAAGAGCCAGAATATTCTTGTATAGTTTGATTGCCACAAGTAATAGTAATTTTACTAATCATTTGAGCACCAATATATTCTATCCATTTAAATTCATACGGAACCCAATTTTGATTATTTTCATCAATTGGAGGAACAATTGGACTCCATATATTTGGAAGTTCAACTGAGAGATAACAATCCATTAATAAATCAGCATATCTAGGTATTTTAAATGTAAAATTAGATTCTTCTGTTAACCTCAATGTTTTACTTCCATCAAAATCCACTCTAAATTTTTGTAAACCAAAATTGGTATATTTTGAATATGTTGATTTAAAAAATGTTTTAGAAGGATTACCATTTAAAATAATATTTTGTTGACCCTCAGAAGCTAATTGCATTAAACCGCCCGGCATAATTAGTATATTATATATTATTTAACTTATGAATAATTATTAATTATATTATTCAATAATATAATTAATGGATCCAAAAATGATTGGAATCTTTGTATTTACAGGAATTTTTGTTATTATTATTGTTATTATATTAATAGTTAATCAATATTCATATAACTCACATTTTGTTAATAACAATAAGATTAAAAGTTTAACGTATCAAAAGATAGACTATAATCAAGATATGACAATAATACAAGATCCATCTTGTATAATTATAGAATCATCCCCTATAAATGATATTTATGCTGAAAAAAAAGGATTGTATAAAATTCGTGATTATTATGTATTGTCTTCTTATAATTCATGTAATACAAGCACAGAACTACAACATAATACTATTTCATTAAATGCATTAAAATATGTAATTAGTCAAGGTGTAAGATTATTAGATTTTGAAATTTATTCTTTAGAAAATAAACCAATTGTATCTACATCAAATAATCCTGATAATTATTACATGTTTCAATCAAGTAATTATGT